GTTCGGCATCGAGCAGGACAAGTGGCTGGGCAAGGCAATCGACTACTACGGCACCGCCGTCACCCTGCCAGGCAGGCTGTTGATGGCCGAGGATGAGTTCTTCAAGGGCACGCTCTACCGCATGGAGCTCAACGCCCAGATCACGCGGCGCAGCAAGACGGTCTACCGGGAGGCGCTGGACTCTGGCATGTCGGAAGCTGATGCGCTCGCCAAGGCCGAGGCCGAGGCGGTCAGCCTGTTCCAGAACCCGCCCCGCGACCTGGACGAGGCGGCTGTCCTGTTCGCCCAGAAGGGCACCTTCACTGCCGAGCTGCCGCCGGCGCTCAGGAGCCTGCAGCAGACCTTCAACCACCCTGCCCTCAAGATCGTGGTGCCGTTCTTCAAGACCCCGGCCAACATCGGGCTGCAGGTCATCGAGCGCACCCCGTTTGCCCCACTGTCATCGCAGTGGCGCGAGGAGATCGCCAAGGGCGGCGTGTACCGCGACATGGCCCTGGCCAAGGTGACGCTGGGCTCGGCCGTGCTGGCGACCTTTGGTGCCCTGGCCGCCGAGGGCAGCATCACCGGGCGCGGCCCATCTCGCAAGGCTGACCGCGATGCGCTGCTGCGCGATGGCTGGCAGCCCTACTCCCTCAAGATCGGCGACAAGTACTACAGCTACAGCGGCATGGAGCCGATCTCCGCGCTGCTGGCCATCGCGGCCGACTATGCCGAATACGCCAAGCACGAGCCTGATGCCAGCAAGATCGAGGAGGTCTTTCTGGGCGGCACCTATGGCCTGTACGAATACCTCAAGGAGCAGCCCTACCTCCAGGGCGTGGCCGAGGTGGCCAAGCTGATCGGCTCCAACCAGCAGGGTCAGGTTGACGGCAAGAAGATCGTGGACGGGCTGGTCAAGCAGTTCGGAGGATTTGTGATCGGGGGCTCGCCTGCCGGTGCCTATGGCTCGCTGCTGGCTGGCATCGAGCGCTTGTCAGACCCGACCAACCGCGACACCAGGGCGAGCCCCGAGCTGCCCATGGGTGTGCGCGGGTTTGTGGAGGCCTTCAACAAGTACAAGTCCAGGCTGCCCTACTTCAGCGCCGACCTGCCCGAGGCGCTCAACCTGTGGGGCGATCCGACCAAGTCTGGCACTGGCGCGGCCTACGAGCTGGTGCTGCCGACCCGCGTGACCCCGCAGCAGTTCTCCGAGGTGGACGATGCGCTGGTGCGCATGGGCTCACCCATCGGCATGCCAGAGCGCAAGATCGACGGGGTCGAGATGGATGCCTTCCAGTACAACCGGCTGCTGACCATCTACGGCAAAGAGCTGCCGGCCAAGCAGGAGATCCTGAACATCATGCAGACACCGGGCTTTGACCTGCTGTCGCTGGACGATCAGCAAAAGACCGTGCAGCGCGTGCATTCCAAGTTTATGGATGCCGCGAGGAACATGCTCAAGGCAGAAGACCCCAGGCTGCAGGTCAAGATCGACGAGCTCAAAGAGCTGCGCAAGGCCAACGGGCTCTATTACAAGCCCGACTAAAACCGTACAATTCTCAATCGGAAGGAATGCATCATGTCAGTGCCAATCAGTAACGTGACCCGCAGGCAAGTCTATGCACCCAGCGGTGCTGGCGGCGCTGGCCCCTATGCGTTCACCTTTGAGATCCTGGCCAACACCGACATCGCCGTCTACAAAGACGATGTGCTGCTGACGCTGACCACCCACTACACGGTCACCATCAACGCCAATGGCACCGGCTCGGTGACGATCACCGCTGCCGGCTTGGCTCTGACCCCGACCAGCCCAACCCAGTACGCCATTGTCGGCAACCGCACCATCTCCAGGACGACTGACTTCACCACGGGCGGTGACTTCTTTGCCAATACGCTGAACGACGAGCTCGACCAGCAGACCATTTTCGCCCAGCAAAATGCCGAGGGCTTGCAGCGTGCCCTGAGCGCACCTCAGACCGACCCGACCAGCATCAACATGACGCTGCCGCGTGCAGCGCTGCGTGCCAACAAGGCGCTGGGCTTTGATGCCAACGGCAACCCGGCCATCTCGGACACCGTAGGCACCAACCGTGGCAACTGGTCAGCCGGCGTGCTGTACTACGCCCGAGACATCGTTAAGGACACCACCAACAACAACATCTGGCAGTGTCTTGTCCAGCACACATCGAGCGGGTCGCAGCCGATCAACACCAACGCCGACAGCGCCAAGTGGTCGCTGCTGGTGGACGCGGCCTCGGCCTCCACAAGCGCCTCCAACGCAGCCTCATCTGCATCCGCTGCTTCTGCCAGCGCCAGCAACGCATCGACCTCGGCCAGCAACGCATCAACGTCTGCGAGCAATGCCAGCACCTCAGCCAGCAACGCAGCCAGCAGCGCCTCTGCTGCCTCCACCAGCGCGTCCAACGCAGCGGCCAGCTATGACTCTTTTGACGACCGCTACCTGGGGTCAAAGAGCTCGGCCCCGTCTGTGGACAATGACGGCAACAGCCTGCTGACGGGTGCCCTGTATTGGGATACCGTGATCAACCAGATGCGCGTCTGGAGCGGCACGGCCTGGGTCAACGTCAACGCCTCGGCCTCCAACACTCGCACGGCAATCACCGCGACGGCCGGCCAGACCGTGCTGACTGTTGCAACCTACACGCCGGGCACCAACACCATGGTGATGTACGTCAACGGCGTGAAGCTCAACGCCAGCGAGTACGCCGAAACCAACTCCACCACAATCACGGTGACCACCGGCCTTGCGCTCAACGACGAGGTTGAGGTGTTCAGCTACCGGGTCAATGAGATCGGCACCCTGGGCGCAAGCTCCGTGACCATCGCAGACACCGGCAACTACTATGCTGGCGGCAACGTAGAGGACGCGCTGCAAGAGGCCGCGCAGGCCTCCACAACGAGGTTTATTCAGGCTGGTACCGGCGCGGTCACTCGCACAGTGCAGGCCAAGAATAGGGATGTGGTCAACATCAAAGACTATGGTGCATCCAGCGGTGCATCACAGGCTACAAACAAGACCGCCCTACAGACAGCTATCACTGCGGTGGATGCCGCAGGCGGTGGGCAGATCGTCGTGGACTACGACATCAACTATGGTGTTAAAACCAGAACGCCTTCGACATGGCCTGATTTCACCGGAGTTACCAAACCCATAATTGTTCTTGACTACAGCAGGGGCGACACGCAAGCACCGAATGTGTACCCGACAGCTTATGACGGCGCAATGTATCGGGTATGGACATTTACTCCACAAACTACCTCGCCGGGGCAGCATGACGGCAACACGCAATGGTTACGGGCGGCGTGGGCACCAGCCTACTGCATTTCCAACGACATGAATCTCGCTGCCGTTGGTCATCCGTCTCGGACATCTATGGACAACCGTCGGGCTTACTACGCCACGATGGTTGACGGGGAAGCTAACTGGCAATGGGGTAATGGCACCCTTGCTGGTGCATCATTGACTGACGAGGAATTGTCGAACTTCGTGATTGAGAAGTTCGCCATGACGGGAGACACGCTGGGTGGCTACACCCCGTACCTGGTTGAGCGCAAGACCGGGAATGTCTCTTATAGTGGCGGTCGCAACATCCCCAACGCGCATCATCACTTTGAGTCAGTGACGGGTAGCCCTGCCAGAAATATTGCGATGTTCGAGAGCAAGGCAACGACCACCGCAGTGACGTTTAGGAACTCCAACGGCTCCGGTGATGACATTGAGTTTAAAAACGTCGCTGGAAGTCTGCGCCTTAATATCCCGGCACAGGGTGATGCTCTGGTTGTCGCAAAAACAACCAGATACATAGGCGTAGGTGATGATGCCCCATCTTATCGGTTTGACCTTGTTGAAAATCGTGCGTCCAACTTTGTCGAGCGCATTCGCAACACCAGCACCACGAACGGCAGCATCACCCGCTGGGAGTCTTCGTCTGCGTCAAGCGGTGGTTGGACGTTTCTAGATGCTTTTTCAGGTGGGACAGCCGACCGTGAATTTCAACTGAGCGGCAATGGATCTGGCTACTGTGATGGTGCGTGGAACGGCGGCGGCGCTGACTATGCCGAATACTTTGAGTGGGCCGATGGCAACCCGGACAACGAAGATCGGCGCGGCTTTAGCGTGTCTCTGGTCAACGGCAAGATTCAGAAAGCCCAGCCGGGTGATGTTGTCATCGGCGTCATTTCAGGCAACCCGTCTGTTGTTGGCGATGCGGCTTGGAACAAGTGGAAAGGCAAGTACCTGCGCGACGACTTTGGCGGCTACGTCATGGAGCCGTGCCAGATTGTCGAGTGGGACGAGCGGATCAAGATTTCCGATGAGGTCGAAGCGATCCCGCCAAGCACCATCATTCGGAGCATCGTGAAGGACGACGGCAGCGTGGTCGAGGTGCCAATGCATGATCCCGGTCGCGCTTTCCAGCCCGAGCGATGGGAGACAAAGCGCCACAGCTACATGGCTGACGCCATTCCTGATGGCATGACCGTGCCTGAAGACGCCGAGTGGACGGAAGGCGAGCGGCGCAAGCTCAACCCAACCTATGACTCCGACGCCGACTACATTCCTCGCGCCGAACGCCCCGAGTGGGGCTGCGTTGGCCTGATGGGCAAGCTGCGTGTTCGCAAAGGCCAGCCGACCGATGCTAGGTGGGTCAAGATGCGGGAGATCAGCGCGGCAGTTGAGGAGTGGCTAGTCCGATGACCACCCGCCCCGCGCCAAACATCATCCGCTGGTTCCTGCGTGCCACCGGGTTCGCAGGTATCACGCTGCTGCCGCTGAATAGTTCCAATCAGTTTGGCCCGTCTGGGCCTTTCAGAACATCGAAAGGAGTCCAGCATGGGACGATCAAGAGAAGTCGCAATGTACGAGCGTGGTGCCTACACGCCGACCTGGACGGGTTCTACAACGAACCCGGCAATTGGCAACGGCACCATGGTGGGCCGCTACATGCGCCACGGAAAGACGGTCACCGCGACCATCAACATCGCCGCTGGCAGCACCACCACCTTCGGCAGCGGCAACTGGATCTTCACCCTGCCCTTCACTGCTGACACCACAGTCAGCCCCATCGGCTCTGTGCAGATTTTCGACGCGAGCACTGGCACTGTCTACGTTGGCCTTGTCGTCAACATCACCAGCACGACCATGGTGCTCTATAGCCACAACACCACAGCAGCAGTGGGAGCTGCTGTTCCGATGACATGGGCGACCAGCGATGCCTTGCGGTTGACCTTCACTTACGAGGCCGCATGAACATGAGCTCCATCGACAAAACAGATGCACGCCTGAGCACCCATGAGGAGGTCTGTGCGCTTCGCTATGAGCAGATCAATGCCCGGCTCAAGCGCATCGAGATGATCCTGATGAAGACTGCTGGCGTGATGCTTGTATCGATGACCGGCGTTATTTTTGGCGCTGTGTGGGTTGTGAAATGATCCCAAAAGACAAGCTCCAGCACTTGGCTATGGGAGTGGGTGCAGCTGCCGTTCTGGGCGCTGTCCACTACCTGCCTGTGGGTTGGGCTGTCGCAATTGGCTGCACCGCGTTTGGCGTGTTTTATGAGTACCAGCAGTGGTATCGCAAGGAGGGTCAGCCTGATGTGTGGGATGCCATAGCGACATCCCTGCCTGGGGTGGCGCTCGGTCTTGTGCTTGAGGTGATGATGTGATTGACCCAGTCACCGCCCTTGCCGCTATATCGTCGGCAGTCCAGCTTGTCAAAAAGGTTTCCAAGACCGTTGACGATGTGGCCTCGCTCGGGCCGGTGCTTGGCAAGTACTTCGACGCCAAGGCTGATGCCATTGAGGTGGTGCAGCAGTCGCAGAAGGGTGAGTTTAAGGGCAGCGCACTAGGCAAAGCGCTTGAACTGGAGCTTGCCTTGGAGCAGGCCAAGCAGTTCGAGGAATCCGTAAAAATGCTTTTCTTCCAGGCGAACAAGATGGATGTCTGGATGCGCATCGCTGCTCGGGCCCAGCGGATTGAGGCTGATGCTGCTCACGCTGCGCGCAGGAAGAAGGAAGCCAAAAAGAAGCGCGAGGAAGAAAACGAGGAGCTACTGATAATCATCATCGCCATAGTGGTGGTGCTGGTCACTGTAGGCACAACGATTTGGTTCATCATGCAAGCAACGGCGGCGAACAAATGACGCGATCAGAGCTAGAGATCATCATTAAGAAGCGAGCCGCGATCACGGTGACGATCTTTGCGGCACTGCTTGCCATCAATACGATGCTCGGCAGCAGCAACAGCAGCAAGGTTCTCACCAACACGATCCAGGCTAACAATATGTGGGCTTGGTATCAAGCCAAGAATGTGCGCTCTGTTGTCTATGACGTTGCTGGCCGAGCAGATGATGCTGCCAGGATGAAGATGGACATGGAGGACATCATGGCCAAGGCGCACCAGCTTGAGGAGCAGCGGGACAAAGCCAAGGAGCGCAGCCCGTACTACACCTATGCCGGCTCTGCCTTCCAGATCGCCATCGTCCTGTCCACTGCCGCGATCCTGGCGGTGACCATGCCGCTGTTCTGGGCTAGCGCATCTGTCGGCCTGATCGGATCTGGCCTGCTGGCTTTCGGTTACTTTGGAGTTTGACATGCTGACCCTTCTCTCGACTGTTGTGTCTTTCCTGATGGGCGGTCTGCCCAAGATCCTGGACTTCTTCCAGGACAAGTCCGACAAGAAGCATGAGCTGGAGCTGGCCAAGATGCAGACCGAGCGCGAACTGCAGATGCTTGAGCGCGGGTATGCGGCCCAGGCCAAGGTCGAGGAGATCAGGCTCGACCAGATCCAAGCCAACGCTGATGCCCAGACGCAGCAGACCCTGATCGCTGCCCAGCAGGCCGAGATGCAGGCGATCTACGCCCATGACATGAGCCTGAACGAAGGCACCTCGACCTGGATGAAGAACCTGCGAGCCAGCGTGCGGCCCGTCATCACCTACGGGTTCTTCTTCCTGCTGGTGGCCATCGACCTGGGCCTGTTCTGGTACGGCTGGACTCGAGGCGTTGACTTCAAGGTGCTTGCTGAGATGCTGTGGGATGTCGAGACCGCCACGCTGTTTGCCAGCATCATCGCCTTCCACTTCGGTGGCCGCGCCTTCGGGAAATGAAGACCTCGGCCCGCGCCATCCAGATGATCAAGCACGACGAGGGCGTGCGGGTCAAACCGTACCGCTGCCCTGCCCTACTCTGGACTGTGGGCGTGGGCCATGTCATTGACCAGACCCACATCCGGGTGCCGCTGGAGGAGCGCAAGAACCTGCCCATCCCGGCTGGCTGGGATCGCACCCTGACTATGGAGGAAGTCAATGCCATCCTGGCAAAAGACCTTGAGAATTTTGAGCGCGGTGTACTGCGACTTGCTCCTGCTTTGGCTGGTCATCAAAGTCGGTTCGACGCTTGCGTCAGCTTCAGCTTTAACGTAGGCCTGGGCAACTTCCAGCGCTCGACCATCCGCATGAAGATCCAACGCGAGGAGTGGGACGCTGCAGCCGATGCCTTCCTCATGTGGACAAAGGCCGGGGGCAAAGAGCTCCCCGGCCTTGTGAAGAGAAGGAAGGGCGAGCGAGCCCTGTTCCTGTCTACTGCGCCGCTCCCAGCGCATTGAGCCGCTTGCTGTAGGCAGCGGTGTGCCTGATGCGCTTGACTATGTCCACCCTGGCCAGGGTCGGCTCATTGAGTTCGCGCAGCTCCTTGATCAACGTCATGCGCTCGCGGGCCGGGCGCTTGCCTGACCGCGCTGTCTTGTCGGCCAGATCCTCATAGGCGTCTTGCCACTCATCCAGGCTGGCATGCACTGAGAAAGGCTCATCCCTGCCTGGCACCATCAGCGGGTAGCCAATGGCCGCTGCCGGCGGCTCCTCATCCGCGCTGGTGTCGGGCAGCGGCTGCAGCTCGACATGCTCGACCTCCGCGTGCGGGATCTCGGCCAGCACCTCGACCGGCTCGGGATCAACCGTGTCGGCAAAGGCTGCCTCGATAATGGCCCGGTCATTGGTCTCTGCCGGGATGGCCAGCGGCGCAGGCTTGGCCACCATGTCCAGCGGGTTGGCCGGCTTGGCCGCCGGCCTGGGCTTGGCCTCATCAGGGTAGTCCTGCGCCTCCTCGGCGGTGATCAGCCCCTTGAGCACATCCGGGAAGGCATCGCGCAGCGCGAAGCCGCGAGCTCGCATCTGCATCATCCGCTTGGGGTAGGCCGACCATGGCCCCTGCTTGCCCCACAGGCCTGCCCGCTTGGCATCCTCGACCGAGAACTTGGCGGTCACCGGCTTGCGCCCCTTGCGCTTGGCCACGCAGACCGCCACCGGGTTGGGCGTGCCCTCGCCCTCAAAGTATTCCTCGACATCCTCGCAGACGCTGCTGGCCTGCACCAGGGCCATGGCTGCATCACCGTAGACCGAGGGCTTGCCGTTGATCACGGCGATGTTCTGGAGCGCCTGCATGGGTGCCAGCCCCATCTCATAGCCCCACTGCACGCAGACCAGGATGTCCTGGGGCTTGCCCTGGTAGGCCTTGGGCACCATGCTGGAGCTGGCCAGCATGTCAGAGAACTGGATCGCCTCGGTGAGGGTGGCTGGGGCGAAGCCCCGGTTAGTGGTGGTCAACTGCATGTGATTCTTTCTCGGACAGGTAGGTTTGCATGGTGGTGAAGATGAGGTCGGCCATCGCGTCAACGAAGGCCTCGGCCTGCTCCTCGGTGGCATCGGTCGCATTGAGCAGGGACACAACGGCCTGCTCATACGCATGCCTGATGGCGGGCTTGTCGGGCAGGTTCATGGCTGCAGCTCCTTGATCGACAGCGTGCTCTGGCGCACCGAGTAGGGTTCCTTGGCAGGGATCAATCGCTCCGGTTGGGCTTTGTAGTTGCGCATGGGCCAGTTGATGATGTACTGCCCTGCCCGGCCCCGCTCGGCCTGACCCAGCTGCTCCTTGATCAGCTTCTCGGCCGACTCGATGCTGGCCTCCGCTGCCCTGATCGCGGCCTTGTTCTCGACAATGCCCCTGGCCAGATCCTCGACGTTTGCCGGCAGCTCGACCTCCTCCTTGGCGGCGGCCATGGGGTAGATCCGATCCAGCTCCTTGCTGCTCGCGGGTGGATACCAGTCGATAACCCCGCTGTCCCGGTAGCTCTGCAGCTTGTTCTCAAACACCAGCACCGCCTTGATGATCTCCTTCTGGGTATCGTAGTGCGGCCCGAACAGGAACACCCGCAGCTCGATGCCCTGGTAGAGCACGCAGACCGCGCCCCAGCGGTGGCCGGTCACCAGCATCTGGCCCTGGAGCTGGATCGGGCCACGGGCAAGGTGCGGGGTCTCCTCGGGCATGGCTTTGGTGAGCTTGGCCTCCAGCACGCCGGGCCCGGTGAGGATGATGGAGTCCTGGCCGACCACATACAGACCCTTGTCAGGGTCGGTGAAGATCTCCTGGCCAATGCCGTAGCCAACCCCGTCCAGGCTGCAGGACAGCGCGAAGCTGCGGTGGGTGTAGGCCTGCCCGATCTGGGTGTCGAACTGCTCGATGCCCAGCCGCTTGGCCGCCTCGGTCAGGATCACCGGCTCCAGGGTGTTGCCCCAGCCCATCGCTTCGTTGCCGATGTCGGGGCGCTCCTTGCCGTCGATGGCGTTGATCGAGAACTGCAGCTCATCGTTGGGGCTGCTGTATTTGCTGAAGCCCATCAAGCCGGGCAGCCGGCTCGCGCTCATCTCTCTGTCGTCTGTCAATTTGCCTGCCATTTGTTCACTCCTTGTTGGTGGCGAGGGAATAGACGCGCACCACACGGGCGTGCGCCTGGGGATGGGTGGCCTCGGTGAGACCGACCTTGCGGAACTGCTTGGTGCGGAAGACCGCTCCCAGAACAGATGGGTGGACACCCGGCGGCACCTGGATGTAGGCCCGGATGTCGTTGATGGAGACCTGGCCACGGTCGCGGCAGATCATCTCGGCCAGCAGTCGGCAGCGCTCCAGAAACTCATGGTCTCGCTGCTCGAAAATGTCGAGCTGGCGCTGCTTGATGGCCCGGCCTGCGGAAAGGTCAGCGCTCTGCATCGTTGCGCTCCTTGGTCTTCATCCGCTTGACCGTCTGCTGGGCCTTGAGCTCGGCCTCGCGCTCTGCCTTGGGCAGCCAGCCGAACTTGCGCCAAGTGCGCTCGATGTCGGTGCTGGCGGCGTTGATGTACTCAGCGCCTTGCAGCAGGGACTTGCGTGGGGTGGCGATCTTGACAGTCATGCGTCACCCCGTGATGATGATCAACAGGGCGATGCACGACAGGAATGCTGCGGCTGCAGCAACCCTCTCTCCGAGGGTCTCTTCCTTCTGAGGCAGACACTGCAGGTAGTGTTGCCGGTGTCTACTGACTCTATACAAATTATGCGCATTGACCTCGGTTTTAAAAAAAGGCTTCACGATTTTCTCCTTTTGAATCAATCTGCTTTCGGCCCCTTCCAAGGCCTGTCCAAATCCCCAACCTGTACCGGCCAGGGCACACTACGGGTAGTGTCCTTTTTCTGCCCAGCCAAGAACTTCTTGGTGCGCAGATACTTCAATCCGATGCGTGCTTGCTGCATTGCACCACGGGCCAGGATCACCCGGAGAGCCTCATGCCTGTCGTCGGCATAGGCCAGCACTTGCAGCGTCTTGTTGAGCTCGCTCACCAGCACGGCGGCCTTCTTGAGCTCCTCCAGGCTGGTGATCCGGATGTCCAGCCGGCACACCGGGCGGTGGCCGATCTCTTGCAGGTACTGCCCCAGCTTGGTGGCATCCTCTGGGAACAACTGCTCCCAGTTGAACAGCGGGTCTGACACAGCGATCTCCTCGATGCGCGGCATTGTGGGAAACACGCCACTGTCTGTGTGTAACAGGCGACCAGCGGCGGCGTGCAGGGTGCAGGCGGTCATTTGATGCGCTTGAGCAGGTTGGAGACCTGAGTCGGCCCCCAGTTGGTGTTGCCCCTGGGGGTGGCCACGCCACGGGCCTCCAGGGCGGCGGCGATGTCGCGCATGGTGTCGGCACCCGTCTTGCGGATGATGTCGCGCACGATGGGCCCGACCCGGTCGGCGTACTTGTCGGCCTTGGCTATGACCACCTTGACCCCGGCAGCCGAGCCGATCTTGGGGGTCGGTGAGCCCAGCTTCTTGCCCTTCTTCTTGAGCTCGGCCAGCGCCAGCTTGGTGCGCTCGCCGATCTTGCGGGCCTCCCACTCGGCGAAGACCATGCGCATCTGCAGCATCTCGCGGCTGGCCTCGGGGAAGTCGGCGCAGACGAAGCGCACCTTGGTGTCATTCAAAAGGGTCGCGCCGAATGCCAGGTCACGGGTCAGGCGGTCAAGGGTGGCCACCACCAGGGTGGCCTTCTCGCGCTTGCACAGCTTGACCGCATCCTCCAGCGCCGGGCGGTCATTCATGCGGCCCGACTCGACCTCGGTGAACTCACCGATCAGAGACCAATTGCCACCGTTGAGGTAGGTCATGATGCGCTCGCGCTGGGCATCGAGGCCCAGGCCTGACTTGCCCTGGCGGTCGGTGGAGACCCGGAAGTAGGCGACGAATTTGCCGGTGTGGGGTGCCATGGTCAGACCTTTACACGCTTGGTGTACTGCTTGGCCACAATGACCGAGCCAGGCATCCGAGCGGCAAGGGCTTGCGCCTCAGCCAGCGTGTCGCGCCGTAGGCCGGTGTTCTGGATGGTACGCACCACATAACCGTCAACCGTGACGGTCTTGAGTTTGGCCTGCTTACCAGTGCCGTTGCACTTAAAGCAGACGCCACCCTTGACGTTGGCAAAGTTGCCAACGATGCCGGTGCCGCAGCAGCGGGTACAGGTGGTGAGGGTCTTGCTGGTGGTCATGTTTGCAACTCCTTGCGCTTCATCTGCGCGTTGAACATGGAAGGATTATGGCACGGTTTGTATATCGCTGTACAACCCCCAAAAGCTCGCCCGGACTAGGGACTTACCCTAATCCAGCGCCAAATCAGTGACTTGGGTGCGCTGTCCAATATCGCGCAGATATACACTTGCGAGATGGACACCAAGCTCAAACCCTTCCTCATGCGGCTGCACCCTGCCACCAGGGCGCTGCTGGACACTGCTGCTGCTGACCAGCGGCGCAGCGTGTCATCCCTCATCGACCAGTGCGTGCGCGACCAGCTCATGCCCAAGTACGGCGAGCTCCAGCCCCGGCTGCAGCGCTTCCTGTCGGGGGTGCGCCAGCCATGAACCACCAAGAAGCCACCAAGATCCTGGACATGGCCAAGGAGGGCCAGCCGATCCCAGAGGATGTCATGGCAGAGGCGCTGTTCATGACGGGCGATGCGGCCAGCTGGCTCGACATCCCTTCGCCTGACGTCACTGCCTTCGTCCAGGCCTTGCGTGAGGCGGGCCAGCTATGAACGAGTCGATCCTGGCGCTCGACCTGGGCACCACCACCGGCTGGGCATGCAGGCCACGGGACGACACCATCGTGCATGGCTGGGCCAGCTTCAAGCCGGGCCGCTATGAGGGCGGCGGCATGCGATACCTGCGCTTCAAGCAGTGGCTGGGAGAGCTGGACGGCACCCTGGGCGGCGAGCTGCAGGCCGTCTACTTTGAGGAGGTGCGCCGGCACGCCAGCACTGACTCGGCGCATGTGTACGGCGGCCTGATGGCCACCCTCACCGCCTGGTGCGAGCACCGCAAGATCCCGTACCAGGGCGTGCCGGTGGGCACGATCAAAAAGCACGCGACCGGCAAGGGCAACGCTGACAAGGCGGCCATGGTCGAGGCCATGCAGCTGCGCGGCCACCCGGTCACCGATGACAACGAAGCAGACGCGCTGGCGCTGCTGTACTGGGCATTGGAGGCCAACACATGAACTGCTGCGACTCCTACGGGAACTGCCGGCAGGGGCGCGACTGCCCTATCCGCAAGCCAGCCCCATGCAAGTGGTGCAAGGGCACAGGCATCGACGAGACAGGCGGGCCGTGCGTCTGCTCACCGCATCACCACGGCGACATCCTGGCCTGGGCACTGGCCGCATTCATCGCCCTCATGGTGGTGCTGATCGCCATCAGGAGCTGCAGCACATGACCATCAACTACATCAAGGTCTACCGCAACGATGACGGAGAGGTGACCCATGAGCAGGACGCAGACGGCGAGATCCGCTCCATGAACCGCCAGATCGAGATGCTCAAGACCGCGCTGGAGATCCAAATGCAGGCGGTGGCCGACCTGCGAGAGCTGCTTAACGCCGTGCGCAAGATCGCTTATGACGCGACCGAGCAGACGCTCAAGGCCAAGCTCTGACATGCGCTGCCCCGTCTGTCAGACCTGGGTGCAGGTCAAGGAAACGCGCCAGCGGCCCGAGAACACCATCTACCGGCGCTACGAGTGCGCCAACCTCCACCGCTTCGTAACCACTGAGCAGGTGGCCAGGGTCATCAAACCAAAGGGCAAGCATGAAGGACATGTGGCGCTTCAGGAAGATCGAGCGCAAGTATCCCCGCGGGCCGGGCGACAGCAAGGTTCTTGAGATGGGCGAAGCCAGAGTGCTGCTGACCACCTGGGAAGTGACCAGGGACAAGGCCGCGGTGGACAGGATGCTGGCCAGAACCAACAGGATCTACGGCCAGGGCGCTGAGGAGCGGATCCGGGGCTACATGAGATGGATTGCAAAGAACGAAAGACTGAAACCATGAGTCAGACACACAGAACAGGCAGGAGCAGCAAGTACTACGGCAAGCTGATGACCGCGCAGTTGCCAAGCGAGGTCAAGCAGATCTGGTACAGCCGGGATGAGGAGCTGCCAGAGCTGCCCAGGCACGGCTGGTCATGGGAGCTGCAGACAGACATGACCGAGGTTGAGAACCGTGAACTGGTAATCAAACTGCTGGAGGCCATCGACTTCACCGAGCGCGAGGAGCTGGTGGTGCGCTTGATCGTCATCGAGCTGGCCACGTTCGATGATGTGGCCGAGCAGCTTGGCATCACCGCGGCCAGGGCCAGGCAGATCTACCTCAAGGCCATGCGCCGGGCCCGAACCAAGCAGGGGATGGTGACCGGCATCTCGCCCTGGGAAGTCCACAGCGACATCATCCATTGGCAGTACTACAAGCGCCAGCAAGAGCAAGCCAGGCGCAGGGGCCAGGCATGAGCCTGTCAGACCACCAGATCTTCATGCTCAAGCACCTGGCCATGGGATGGCGCTTCAGGCTGTACAACGACAAGCCGGGGAGCTGGAACACCTACTGGTCGCTGCGCAGGCGCAAGCTGGTGACAGCCGGCAGCGTGGTCACCGAGCAGGGCCGCAAGGTGCTGGCCAAGGAGCTGCAGCAACAGGCTGCCCGGCAGGCCAAGCGGGAGGCAAGGCATGAGCGCCCTGCCTGACACCGTCGTCCCATTCGTGCTGCCCAAGAAGCCCAAGGTCAAGCAGAAGGAGTCGCCGCCAGACCAGCGCCGACTGTCCGTCCTGCCCATCAGGGCCGGCAAGGATCAGCGGCTGCACGGCGGCACCCTGCGCACGCTCATCGTGCTGTGCAGCTACTGCAACCGGGCAGGCCTGACCTGGGTCAGCCAGGCCAAGCTTGCCCAAGACCTGGGCGTGACCCGGCAAGCCATCGGCAAGCAGCTCGCCCTGCTGGTCAAGCTGGAGTACGTCCAGATCGTCAAGAAGGGCTTCAGGGGCGTCTACAGCAACACGCTCAGGGTCATCTACGACGACTCGGTGGACACAGACACAGCCATCGCCATCACATCAGCCCAGGAGGACAACAGGCCACCAACCATGCCCATCGAAGACGACAGACCAGATCCAGCAGGCCAGCGCAAGATCGCCAGCCTCCTAGCCCAAGCATTCAAGTCACCACCAACCAGGAGCAAAACCATGCCCAAATCAGGCGAGACCAGAACGGTCAGAGAGATGAAAGAGGCCATCCAAAAGGCACAGTCCAAGCACTCTCATAAGCAACCTCCAGAGGTTGCCAATGAAGAGGTCAAAAACAAGCTCTCCATAGGCAACCTGGAGGCACAAATCAGGCAACCTCCAGAGGTTGCACCAACGGGGAAAGAACGTATTAAGAGAGTATCTAAAGAGGATTTATTTAAAAGGTCTTTAGACTGTTTAGGCAACCTGGAAGTTGACGAGCTGATCGCAGACGGACTGACCGCCGAGCAGATCGCCGACAGCCTGGACACCCTGCTGCCGCTGTACCGCGCCGAGGGCATCGAGCCCACCAGCGCCATCCTGGCCGACGGCATCCGACAGCTGCAGGCAGATGCCCGATGAGCCGATGCACCGCCAAGGCCTCTGGATTGCCACAGGAGGCGCGATCATGGCATGGGCAAGGCATGGGTAGCCACTCGATGCTCCAGCGCCTTGTAGGCCCGTTAAATCGATCTGTCCAAATCGCAGACGAACGTATGGGTTTTGTACAGGCCTGGGCCGTCGAGGGGTGTCCAGCTCCCAGGCTGCCGGGGCCGACCTATATGCGCCAGCGCGTGCGCGTGCGATCCGCGCCCGACGACGCGCCCGGAACGCGACCCTTGCCCCCCCACCCCACACCGTAGCGTCCGGGGGCAACTCCAAAATTTTCCCCCCTTTTTCAACCTGAGTGACAATCGACCAAAAGGAGCATTTGATGGCATACGAGATGAGAGCTGGACAGGGGAGCCTGTTCAAGAACGACAAGAAGACGAGCGAGAGCCACCCCAACCTGAAGGGCAAGGTGATGTTGCCCAACGGTGAGGTGCGATGGGTGAGCGGCTGGACGAAGACGACCTCGGCTGGCGAGAAGTGGATCAGCCTGTCTATCGGCGAGCTGGTGCAGGGTGGTGGCCAGGCCCAGGCCAAGCCTGTGGTGGTTGAATCTGAAGACGATATACCGTTC